CAAAAGAGACATTACAAAATGATGATCTAACGCCAGAACAGCAGATATTTTGTATATATTACAGTAGGACTTTCAATGCGGCGCAGAGCTATCAGAAAGCATATGGATGTAGTTATGAATCGGCGATTGCAAACGGTTCACGACTGCTAACAAATGATAAGGTTCGAGCAGAAATCGAACGCTTAAAAGAAATCAAGCGTCAGCAGATAGTAGCCGGTGCAGATGATATTGTGGAATTGCAGATGCGTATTGCTTTTGCAGATATTGGAAATTATGTCTCGTTCGGGCAGAAAGAAGTAACTGATATAGAGACAGACGAAACATATATGGTTAGTGTGGTTGATCTGAAAGAATCTAAAAACACGGATACACAGCTCATCCAAGAAGTTAAGCGTGGAAAAGATGGAGTTTCGGTGAAACTGGCAGATAAGCAAAAGGCTATTGACTGGCTGTCGAAGTATTTCCTCGTA